TTTTTACAATTAAATAAAGATATTGTTAATCAAAAACAATATACAGATCAAATCATTGATCTAATTAAATCTAATGATGATAAAGCCTTTAATCAAATACGACAATTAGTTGCCGATTCAAATATTAGAGATTACAATGAATTATACAGGACTTTATTCGAAAATCTAGATTCATTTCATGACCCGGTCCTGGGTACTATCATTATCGCAGAATCACAGTATCAATCTGTAATGTCAGTCGATAAAGAAATTACTTTTATGGGATGTATCGCTAACTTATTAAAACCATTCTAATGGAACAACCACAAATGAATTTGGATTTATCCAAAACAACCGCAATTGATACACCTTCAGGAGGCAAAATTTGGCAACAAGGAGTAATTATTCGTAAAGTATCTAAATTTGTAACAGGTACTACTGAAGATGCTATTGTCCCAATTCCCGTATTTTACGACCCACAAACAGGCAATATTTTAGAGGATACATTACCACGTGAATTAAGAGAAGAATACGCTTAATGACAATTTTTGATTGGATTAACGAAATCAGTTATAATAAGACACCCTGGTCTTCTTTCACAGAGAAAGACCAGGAATCTTTTAATAGATATATGATAAACCGTTTTATATCAATGAAAGAGGATTATATTGATATAGTTAATTTAGTTCAAAAATACCCTTTATCGGATATGGCACTTTACAATTTTTATTGTAAAACCATACCTAAAAAGAAAACATTTTTTAGATATATTAAACCTAAAAAAGACACAATGAATGATTTATTAGTTTCAATATTAGCAAACGATTTCAATATTAGTAAACGTGAGGTAAAAGACATCCAACATTTATTAGGAAAGGACTTATTTATAAATGTACTTCAAAAAAGAGGTATTGACGAAAAACAAATTAAAAAACTTTTAAAATGAAGCAACATCTTTATAAAATGCTAAAAACCGAAGCAGAAGCTGAAAAAGCCGATGCTTTGCTATCACTTGAATTATTAGGAAATAATGCCGTTGGTATTGGAGACCATAGCACAGAAGATTTTTACAAAAACGCTACTGAAGCTCTTAGTATGTTAGTAGATGCTGATGATAAATTAGGAGCACTTGAAAAATATTTCTCTATAAAAAAAGATTTATTAGGATAATGATATTTTCTCATGATCAATTCATAGGAATTTATGAAAACGCAATGCCTGAGGGTTTTTGCCAAGATCTAATAGATTATTTTAATCAAAATTCTAATAAAACATTATCCAGATCTGATTATCAATCATCAACATCATCTCAAGCTGTAGTTGATACTACCTTATTTCTTGAATCCACTGATGAAATCTTATATTATTTTAATGAAATTTTTTGGGAAAAAATATATCCTCTATATTCTTCTAAATATTATACTAGTAGTTACTTAGGATATCACACTTTTCACCAATATCATAAAATCCAAAAAACTTCCTTTACTGAAGGATTTCATCAATTTCATTGTGAACACAGTTCAACAGATACCGAAGAATTAAAAAGAATATTAGCTTACACCTTATATTTAAATGATGTAGAAGAAGGAGGAGAAACTGAATTTTTATTTCAAAGAAAAAGACTACCAGCCAAACAAAATACCCTATCTCTCTTCCCAGCATTTTTTACTCACTTACACAGAGGAAACCCCCCACTTTCAAATGAAAAATATATCCTTACAGGATGGATAACATATTAAATTATAAAATAATGAGTGATTCAATTAAAAAATACTACGAAGACGAAGAAAACGATCTATATTGGAAAACCAACAATACAATAAACTCAAGAACCATGACCCGATATCCGGGTGATATAGAAGTCACAGTAGATAAACCTAAAAAAGATAATTACGTACAAATAGTAAAAGCTAAATTTGAAGAACGTTCACAAACCGGTATTAAAAAATATAATACTACCTTAGAACGTGAAGATTTAGATTTACAAGACTGGCTAAACCATTTACAAGAAGAGTTAATGGACGCCACGTTATATATTGAAAGGTTAAAAGCTGAACTTAAAGATAGGTTGGCTACCCAGTAATTCTTTTGTATATTTACATAAATAAAGATAATTGGAAGTTAATTTTGCCACAGATAAGGTCGTATCATTTTCACAGTACTCGATGTACAAATCGTGTCCTCATAAGTGGTATCTTCAATACGTAAAAGGTTACAAAGACGATAAGCCAAACATGCATTTCGTTTTTGGGACTGCCATGCACGAGGCAATACAACATTATCTACAAACCATGTTTGATTCAACAGCTAAAGCTGCTGATGATATTAATATAAGTGCTTTCTTCAAATCCAAAATGATTGAAGAATATACTAAATATAAGAAAAAACATGGTCATTTTGCTACACCTGAAGAATTACAAGAGTTTTATTTAGATGGTGAAGCTATTTTAGATTGGTTTAAAAAACATAAACGTGGTAGAAGAAATTATTTTTCACCTCGTAACCAACAATTAAAGGGTATAGAAGTACCTTTAGTATTACAACCCATTAAAGAACGACCTAATATTAAGTATATGGGTTACGTGGATTTAATTATCTACGATAAACGTAGTGAACAATACACTATATTTGATATCAAAACATCTACTAAGGGATGGTCAAAATGGGAGAAAGGAGATACAATAAAACACAACCAACTTTACCTCTACAAACAATTCTACTCAGAATTATTTAAAGTACCTTTAGACAAAATCAACGTAGAATTTTATATTGTAAAGCGTAAAGTATTATCGTTTGATGATGAGAATATATTATCACCCCATCAAGCATATCGTGTACAGAATTTCAAACCAGTTGACAATAAAAAACGTTTAAGAGAAGCAAAAGAAGATTTTACTAATTTTATTCGTGAATGTTATACTGAAGAAGGAAACCCAATAGACAAGGATTTTGAGAAGGTAACAGGCAAACCATGTGATTGGTGTGAATTTGGAAAAAATAGAGAATTATGTGGAGCTGCGTTATCTCCTGATGAGAAATTTTTTAGCTTTTAAATCTTCATATATTTATATATACACAATATTAAGTTATAAAATATGGAAAATAAAAAGTTACAATTAACAAGTGTAAAAGTACATAGACACTTGTTTGATGAATTCAAAGTAGAATGTGTTCGCACAAAATTCTCATTACAAAAACTTGCAGACCGGGCTCTTTATTTGTATCTTACAAATGAAGAATTTAAGAAACAAGTTCATAATCAAACAACATTAAATTTAGACAAATAATAGTTTTATGAAAGAAGGTTATTTACCTAAGGAGCAACGTAAAAAAATATTGCTTCTATGTGATGATATTCGCATGCATTCAGGTATTGCAACAATGGCACGTGAATTTGTATTAGGAACCTGCCACCATTATAATTGGGTTAATTGCGGAGCCGCTATTAATCATCCCGAAGTAGGAAAACGTATTGATTTAAGCCAAGATACTGGCAATCGTGCAGGAGTAGAAGATGCTTCCGTATTTTTATACCCACAAAATGGATATGGTGATGCTATGTTAATCCGTAATATGCTTAAAACAGAAAAACCAGACGCTATATTTTTCTTTACAGACCCTCGATATTGGGAATGGTTATTCCAAATTGAAAATGAAGTAAGAACTAAGGTTCCAATGATTTACCTTAATATTTGGGATGATTTACCAGCACCTATGTACAATGAATCTTACTATGAATCATGTGATACATTATTAGGTATTTCAAAACAAACAACAAATATTAATAAAATTGTTTTAGGAGACAAGGTTAAGGATAAAATTATTGAATACGTTCCTCATGGTATTAATGAAGAACATTTTTTTCCAATTGACGAAAAACATGAAAGTTGGGCAAAACTACAACAAGCTAAAAAACAACTGTTTGGTGATAAAGAATATAAGCATGTGTTTTTCTTTAATTCACGAAACATTAGAAGAAAAATGCCTTCTGATTTACTGATTGCTTATAAAGTTTTTAAAGAAAGTTTACCTAAAGAAGAACAAGATGATGTATGTTTAGTATTACATACCCAACCCGTAGATAATAATGGAACTGATTTAATTGCAGTACGTGATTTATTATTAGGTGAAGATGATAGCGTACGATTTTCTCAAAGTAAGTTATCAACTGAAGGTATGAATCTTTTATATAATTTAGCAGATGTAACTATTTTACCATCTTCAAATGAAGGTTGGGGATTATCATTAACCGAATCTATGATGGCTGGAACAATGATTATAGCTAATGTTACTGGTGGTATGCAAGACCAAATGCGTTTTGAAGACGAAAATGGTAATTGGATTGATTTTGATGAAAATTTCTGTTCAAACCATTTTGGAACTTATAAAAAACATGGTAAATGGGCTATACCAGTATTTCCCTCAAATACTTCTATGGTAGGTTCTCCAAAAACACCATATATTTTTGACGATAGATTAGATTTTAGAGATTTAGCAAAAGCACTTCAACAATCTTATGAAATGTCTAAAGAGGAAATCAAAGAACGAGGTTTAGCAGCACGTGAATGGGTCACATCAGATGAATCTATGCAATCTGCAAGACGTATGAATGAAAATATCATTAAATATGTTGACCAAACACTGGATACATTTAAACCACGTAAGAAGTTTAGCTTCCAAAAAGTAGATAAATTACCAATTAAACAGTTACGACATAAATTAGTATATTAGTTATGAGCAAACCATTTGTAGTAGTAAGCTGCCCTATAGATACATTTTCAGGTTACGGAGCCCGTAGTCGCGATGTAGTTAAAGCATTAATTAACTCTGAAAAATATGATGTAAAAATCCTATCTCAAAGATGGGGAAATACACCATATGGCTTCTTAAAAGAAGATAATGAGGATGAAAAGAAAATGCTCGATGCTATTATACCAACACCTTTACAACGCCAACCTGATGTTTGGATTCAAATTTCAGTACCAGATGAATTCCAAAAAATTGGTAAATTCAATATTGGTATTACAGCTGGAATCGAAACAGATTTATGTGATGTAAGATTTATTCAAGGTTGTAATAATATGGACTTAATATTAGGTTCGTCAAATCATAGTTTACTTGCACTTAAAAATAGTAAATATGAACAAAAAGATAAAACTGGAAAAGTTGTTGGAATAATAGGATTAACTACTCCTACAGACGTTTTATTTGAAGGAATTGATCTTGAAAAATATTTTTATATTGAACCTAAAGATTTACCTAAAACTGAATTAGTAGAATCCTTAGATACAATTGATGAAAAGTTTTGTTTTTTATATGTTGGGCATTGGTTAAGAGGAGCAATTGGTGAAGATAGAAAAAATACAGGTTTGATGCTTAAAACCTTTCTTGAAACATTTAAAGGTCAAAAGAACCCACCTGCTTTAATTATGAAAACTATGACTGGTCCTGCTTCAATTATGGACCGTGAAGAAGTATTTAGAAAGATAGCTGAAGTAAGAAAAAATGTAGGAGGTAAATTACCTAATACTTACCTGATTCATGGTGATATAGATGATTCAGATATAAATAACTTATATAATCATCCCAAAGTTAAAGCAATGATTAACTTAACTAAAGGAGAAGGATATGGTAGACCACTTGCTGAATTTACTCAAAGTAAAAAACCAATCATCGCTTCAAATTGGAGTGGACATTTAGATTTTTTAAATGCTGAATTTGCTAGTTTAGTCCCAGGTGAAGTAAAACAAGTACACGAATCAGTAGTTCAAGATAGATTAATACTTAAAGAATCAAAATGGTTCCAATTTGATATTAGTTTTGCTCAGTTATTAATGAAGGACTATGTCAATAGCTATAAGGGTTATGCTGAAAAAGGTAAACGTTTAAGTTATTATTGTAAGACTAATTTTTCATTTGAAAAAATGCAAGAAAAATTAGAAGCAATTATGGATAAGAATGCACCTAAAAAGGTAGAAATTAAATTACCTAATATTAAGAAAATCTCATTACCTAAAAAAGATTAAATGGAGTTTTTAGACTATTTTCCAACTAGTATTCTAAAAGAAGATTTAGATATCTCTAATGATACACTTAGTTCTTATATAGATCATATAAAGACTAATGAAAAACTTTTAGATGTTAATGGTGGATTTAAAATAACCGAAAATCAAAAATTATTAGCACATTCTATTTTTAGATCAATAAAAAAGAATATTTTAGATTTAGCAAAAACTTATTTAGACAATTTAGAACATTTATATCAAGATCTTCAAATTTCTTCTTCTTGGGGGTTTATTCATCCCCCTGGAGGAACTCCCTCTCCCCATTCACATCCTAATTCTTATATAAGTGGGTGTTTATATTTTACCGATGGAGTTCCTATTAAATTTTTTAATCCTTTATTTAAACAATGGTCTTTTATTCCTCAAAAATCACAAGAAAATCAATCTTTTAGAAGCTTAGATGAATTTCCTATATACCCAACCCCTGGAAAATTAATATTATTTCCTTCATTTTTATACCATACTATAGATCCCAATACTACTGATAAAGATAGAATATCAATAGCTTTTAATATAATTCCTAAAGGAGAATTTGGTCCTGTATCATCAAAAATATATTTGTAATGACAAAAGATAATCTTGAAACCTGTCCTAAATGTGGTGGAGACGCTTGTTACACCACTAAACTAAACGCTACAGCTAAAAACTATTTTTGTTTTGGTTGTGGTTTTACCTCTAATGATTTAATGCGTATTGGTGAATTTGATTTCGAACAATATGAAGAAACTCTCCCAGAACTATATAAAGATATTAAAATTGATGATGGCACAACACGTGTCTGGTATCCTATTGTAGTAAATATAGAAGATAAAGGTACTGTGTTTGCTAAGGGTACTAACTATCAAAATTGGATGTGGGCTGGAATTAAAGTAAAAGAAGTATCTAAAGAAGAACAAAAGAAATTTAAAATACCGGGTACCGATAAAGTATACAAATATAAAACAGACATGACGACGTTAAAGGAATTTGGACAACGTGATTTTATGGATGCACTTGAATATATAGGTTTTTTTAGCAATTAAGATATGGGAATAAGTTTTTTAGTCACAGCATACAATGAATATGAAGAGTTAAAAAGGTTACTAAATCAGTTAGTACAAATTGTTAAACGTGAAGATGAAATCGTCATCCAGTTAGATAATAAGGCAACTGAAGAAGTAATCGAATTAGTAGATGAATTTAGAACAAAATATAATTATAAAATTCTTATAAAAAAATGTCATTTTGGATTAAATGGAGATTTTGCTTCATTTAAAAATAATGCAAAATCACATTGTGTTAAAGATTGGATATTTCAAATTGATGCAGATGAGACATTAAGCGAAACATTTAGCACTATTATACATCAGGTATTAGAATCCAATGAAGAAATTGATTTAATTTCAGTACCACGAGTTAATATTGTTAAAGGTTTAGAACAGAATGATATTATTCAATGGCATTGGCAAATAAATCAACATGGGTGGGTAAACTGGCCTGATAACCAACATAGAATTTTTAGAAATAAACCTGAAATTAAATGGGTAAATAAAGTACATGAAAAAATAGTAGGATGGAGAACATACGCTGAATTACCATCTGAAGATGATTCATACGCCTTATACCATATAAAAGATATAGATAGACAAAGAGCACAAAACGAATTTTATTCAACATTATAAATTAAATTTAAACAGTTATGAAAACATTAGTTACAGGGGGTTATGGAATGGTAGGTTCCGCAATGGAAACCCAAATTAAATTATCAAGAGAGATTTGTGATTTAACAAACCCAAAACAAACCGAGGCATTATTTAGAACAATTAGACCTGATGGTGTAATTCACTGCGCGGGTAAAGTTGGAGGTATAGGTGGTAACTCAAATTATAAAGGTGAATATTTTTATGATAACCTGATGATTAATACTAATGTAATTGAAGCATCCAGAAGAGCAGGTGTAAAACGTTTAGTAGCCTTTCTATCTACTTGTGTGTTCCCAGACAATGTTTCATATCCACTTACAGTAGACCAAGTCCATCAAGGTGAACCACATTCTTCAAATTATCCTTATGCATATGCTAAACGAATGGCGGATGTCCAGATTAGAGCATACCGTGAACAATATGGTTTAAATTATACATCAATTATTCCATCTAACATTTATGGTCCTAATGATAATTTTAATTTAGACCATGGTCATGTAATGCCCATGTTAATTCATAAATTATACTTGGCTAAGAAAAATAAAACAGACTTTACTGTATGGGGTAGTGGGAAACCATTAAGAGAGTTTATATATTCCAAGGATATAGCTAAAATAGCAGAATGGGCTTTAGAAAACTATGAAGGAACCGAACCACTTATTGTAAGTGGAGATGATGAAATATCAATTAAAGATTTAGTAGGTTTATTAGTTGATGAATTTAAATTCAAAGGTAAAGTTGTATTTGATGAAACTAAACCAGATGGGCAGTTTAGAAAACCCTCTGATAATTCACTAATAAAAGAATTACTACCTGATTTTGAATATACCCCATTTGAACAAGGAATAAAGGAAACAGTTAATTGGTTTAAAGAAAATTACGAAAATGCAAGAAAATAAATTTGACACCCTTAACCTATGTAGTGTATCAATCATTAGTACTACTCTTCCTGACCTAGATATCCAAGATTTAATTTCTAAAATATATAATTTAAGAGATAATTTTCCTTCTGCCAATAGAAGCAATATAAATGGGTATCAAACAGAAAATAATTTAAATTTACTTCCCGATTTTTTTCCATTAGTAAAAATTATTAATGACCTAGGTATTGAACTTCTTTCTAACCCTAATCTTCAAATAGTAGACTTGTGGGGTAATTTATCTTTATTTGGAGATTATAATATGCCTCATAATCATGGACATGGATATGATAAATTTAGTGGAGTCATATATTTAAAAGTCCCAGAAAATGGAGGGAGAATATGGTTTTATAATCCTCTAGAATTTGGTATGGGTGTTCCTTATTCTCCTAAGGAAAAAGAAGTTTTAATTTTCCCTAAGGGAGTTTATCATAGTGTAGAACCTAACCTAAGTCAAGAAGACAGAATCTCAATAGCATTTAATTATGGATAAAAAAGTAGCACTTATAACAGGTATAAATGGTCAAGATGGATCCTATTTAGCCGAATTTTTATTAGAAAAAGGTTATGAAGTATGGGGTACAGTAAAACGTAATTCCGTAGCTGAAAATCAAACATCACGTTTAGATGAAATTTACCCACAATTATTAGGTAAATTACAATATGCTGATTTAACTGATTTAGCATCCTTAATTTCAGTTATACAACAATGTCAACCCGACGAAATTTACAATTTAGCAGCGCAAAGTCACGTTCGAATTTCATTTGACCAACCCATCTACACAGCACAAGCTA